GCTTCTCCTTTCATAAAGGTATAAGCCTCAATCAAACACCCGTATAATAGAGCGGTATCAGCGTTATCTCCAAGCCATGTCGTTGTATTGCTGCTGGAAATCTGCGCTGGCGCATACTTATAATGTAACTCTGTAGTAAAGTTAGCATTAGGAATAGGGGACAGAATAAAAGAATCCTCACTGAAATGCCCATAGTATCTTGGAACTCCAGTAGTGTCGGTATCTGGGCTGAACTCCCTCATAAAGGAAACATCCTTCGGGAGGAGGTATGTATACACATTATCACTATCTATAATCGCCAGCGAAAACGCTGTCAAAAAATCAGTTGGCTTAGTCAAGTACGTTACTGAACTGGCCATTGTGCCGCTTACGTTCTTATGGAACACAGGCAAATCAACATCCAGTAAGATCCTTCTCTCAGCCTGACCAATAAAGTTATCTATATTGCTGACAAAAGTGGACTCAGTATTGTCCGTGTAATCTTTAATTGCCTGCACGAGCGTTGAATAATTCATCAGTTTGGTAACTCCGTAGTACTATCAATACTATTCAACTCTAAAAGAATCGTAATATATTTTGCAAATAAGTCAGCATGATCCTTATCAATAAGCCCGGTAAAGGCCACAGTAACTACATGCCCATCATCCATCTCTGACACAAACACACTGTAATCCACACCGGGGGTTTGTGCCGCAGCCTGCATTGTGTGCAAGTCTTTTCTTGATAGCCCATTCATGTCGTCGTCACCGTAACTGACCCAACTTCTCCTGTAGCCTGAGTACTCTCCTGAGTAGAGAACCCATACTGTATACCAAGTGTGTTCCTGTCTCCTACTGGAGACCAGTTCCATGTCGTATCACGTTGCTCCGTCAAGCCTGTCTCCGGCCTTGGCCCACGCACTGCCTGCGGGTCTTTCACAGAAAACCTACCGAGCCATAACTGAGGTTGATCAGGATCAAGCATTGACCGGCTAACTTTTAATCCCGTATCCTTGCCGTCTTTAACTTGCGGCACAAGGTCTTTCAGTTTATGAGTTAGACCGCTCCTATCACAGATGCCAAGAGCATATTTGCCAGCAGCAAAATCCCCCATCAGATTACTCCGTACCCTCCGGGTACAACCTGAAAACTAGCCTTAACTCTGTCTTCCGAAGCCGCATACTCGAATTGTTCGTCATACATAGCCTTTAATCCTTGAATACGACCTTGAGATTCAGGCTTCTTTATTGCTACATAATATGCAAGACCAGCAGTAAGGGCTGGTAACCACCGTTCCGGGGCATCATAGTTATTGGACCCCGCAGTCCCAGTATCCTGAAGACGTTTTACCCGCCAGTAAACAAGAGTATAAGTCTCGGCATCATCTGGAACAGGCCACAAAGTATACTGCGGTGAGGTCGTGCGCTGGAAATAGATTTGCAGCGGCTTCCCCGTATCCAACTTATTAGGTATCGAACTGTAGCTTGAAGGGCTGATCCTCGTAAGAGAAGTATCCGTCTGATTGGTCACACTGGCAGCATCTGTCCGTATAACCTGATCTATGAAATCAATCGTACCAGATGGGAATGAATAGGTCGCCGTACTTGCGGTAAGTGTTTGCGTACCCTCATCTATTGTCCATAGATTCAGACCACGGTTGATCCACTCCAGAGACATAAGGTCAAGACTTCGGCGTGCCGTCTTCAGGTCATAGCCACCACGCATCTCAGCCCCAGCACGCTCAAATGCCTCTTCGCATATGTCTGCTATATCAAGAGTAAACGTAGTTGTGCCGCTAGTAGCCATTACAATTATGCCTTCTTCTTAGTCTTCTTCTTAGCCTTCTTCTTGGCCTTCTTCTTATATTCCTCAGCCTTCTTCTTTCCGGCCTTGGTATACGGAAACTTTTTCTTTCCCACTATAGGCATTACTTCCTCCTTTATCAGACTTCTTCTTTGGCTGGCATACGCACTCATCTGGACTAGGCAATACGCCTCCACACTTCTTACAGAATTTAGGGCCAGTATACTCAGAGCTTATAGGAGTCATCACGGTATCTTTGACGCAATGAAGCGATCAAATTTCTCTTCCATGCGATCAAAGCGGTTCAATATCTCTTTCATATCTTCCTGAACCTCTGCCTTTGTAATGTACTCTTTTGCTATCTCTTCGCGGGTGGTAGCAATTCTGTGCTTCAGATCACTTACCTGTGAGGACATCCCACGCATCCAATAGAGAAAGGAACCCCCACCTAAAGTCAGCACGAGGTTCCATATTATTGTACCGTCGATATCCATTACGCATAATACTTCACAGCGCGGATAACGATTTGATACGCATCCCCTGATGCCTCCGTTCCCAGAGTGGATAGTAGGATATCTCCTGTTGCATTAGTTCCATAGCTCTTGAGACCGCCAACATTAGTGAAGTCCTGATAGGTCCAGCCAACACCAGCATTAAAAGCAACAACATCAGTATCAGCATCATACCAAAGCTGAACACCATCGAAGCCATGAACCTGCGCCCATATCTCTTGGATACGGACTTCATTACAAGCCTTGCCTCTGGAGTTACTTTGCAATGCAGAAGCGTCAATCTTTGTAACTTTCGCTTCGCCAGTGCTATCAGAAAGATTTGTTAATTGGACAACAAGCTGTCGCTCACCGTCCTCTATTGTCGTAGTAGATACAGCGTCTGCCATAAGACTCTCCTATCAGGATGGGGGCAAAGCCCCCGTCCCATTACTCAGGTTTAGCTATCCGCGAAAGGAGTTGCGATTGTTCCAGAACCAATTAGAACGCCCTGAACAAGGTATTCATTATCAGCAAGAGCAGTTATCTCAAGGTAGGAAAACTTGTCTCCACCTAGCGTTGAGCCATTCATAGAAATCACATCATTCGATGCAGCGGGTATGAAAACTTTATAAGTGCTGTCCGTTATACCAACAGCTAAAGAGCCAAGGAATTTATCAGTGCCATCTGTTTTAATATCCAGATCAGTGGCATCTGTTCCAATGAAGAATCTGTAAACAGCCCCAAGGTGATTGGCTACATTTGGATCATCTGCTCCAGCAGAAGCACTGCTGGAATCAGCTTTGATGGTTGGTAGCGTTACCGCACCATCGGCATCATTTATTTCCATGATGCGACCAGCATGGTCATCAAAGGTAAGAGTTGTTTCGGCAGTAATATTAATAACTGCGTCTGGCCCAGCGGTTATAAACCCGCGCAATGAGCGCACTGGGCCGGAAAAAGTAGTTCTAGCCATAGTAAAGTTCCTTCTTACGAAAGTAGCCCTAGAGTCTCCGTAAGCGTCTGCTGGGACAGTCGCTAGGGCTTATTAATCCCAGAAATAAAAAGAAAGAGGGGGCAAATGCCCCCTCCCTCTAACAGACTTTACGAAGCGCCGGGTGAACCAAATGCACCAAGCGGATCAGAAACACCAAACGAATAACGCTCACGGGCTTTATACCGCACGTTACCTGTATTGAAGTCACCATCCATTGCGGTGGTCATTGGCGCACGTTCAAAGTGCTTCAAACCATTTGGAACATCAGTCAAAATTACCCAAGCATTTGTATCTGTCAGGTAATGATTAACGCGATATCCTTCAGGTATCGTGCCATTATTCTTAATGGCATTGACATCGTTGTCAGCCGTAGATGGACGACCATCACTGTCCAAGATACGAGTGGCAACAAACATCAGGTCTGGTGGAACAACCATCCGACGCGGGCGAGCCGCAATCAAAAGGCCACGTTGATCCGTCCACTTGGCAATCTGGATGACCGCTGCCTCAAGAGAGGTCTCGTTCAAATCAGAAGCCGTGGAAGGCGTGTTAGAGTTCGTGCCACCAGATACAAGTGGGTGCGAGGTATTGAAGAGCGTGACACCATCACCTGATTGAAACGAGCCAGAAGGCATACCATTATTAATGGAATTTGCCGCCTTGACTTGCTTGGTGTACGCCATCGCACGAGCGAGAGCTTTGGTATAACGCGCACTAAGGCTATCATAGAGGTTATCCTCCATTGCTTCCTCAGTAATCGCAAATCCCATTGCAACCGTTTCGTGACTATACCGTGCAGTATAACTCTCCTGCGCGTTGTCATACGCAATTGCAGAACCTTCATTCTTAACAGGCGCTGCATCAAAACCACTCAGCGCAACTTCTTCTTCAAAGCTACGGTCTGACGATTCAGTTTCGTATAACTCCTTATGCTCATCTTCATACTTGGCATACTCAAGGCCAAACAGAGCATTCAGTCCGGGCAGGAGTTCTTTGAGCATTTGGGCGCGTGAAATAGCCATATCTCAATCCTCCTAGATGCCCGTCGTATCTTGCCATTGATGAGAAGCGCAGGAGTCGCCAGTAGCGTCTCCACCCGAATTAAACTTGCAAATGACATCCGTAAAGGAATCACCTACAGAAGAATTGGGGCCATCAATAAAGCCAAGAATACGGACTGGCAGGGTTTTGGTTGTGGCAATCGTGGACGAGTCAATTGCATTCTTACTCGTTCCGATTGACGTTGAGCCAGCAGTTTGAACAACCGCGACATTATTCCCAAGCGCCGTCTGGGCAAGCGTTGCATCGCCCTGAGCTTGGAAAACAACATTCGGATCGTCAACAACATACGCTTTAATATCTGTAGCCGACGTACTTGCCGTCCACATCTGTGAATATGTTGGCTGATTAGTGTTGGGGTCTGTGTAAGAACACCCAACGAATATCCCAACAGGGGTCATAGTGGTCGTACCGCTGTCTTTCTCGACAGTACCAGCAGCAACAACTTTGACAACATCCCCGTAAAAGATAGAGGTTCCATACGAATTGGTCACTTTCATGTGACGCACGGAATCACTCCATGCACCACCACCAAGCAAACCAATCGGACGGAAACCATGTGGCGTAGCAGAAGTCGCCATACTGTCATCCTCCTAAAGGATTTAGAGTTGAAACCAAGACACCAACCTACTCAGGTTTGGTGCCGCCTCCGAAGGAGACCCTCGTCCTAGACTCATTGAGTTTCGGCATTCGAGGATCACTTTCCCTCATATAGTTTTGATCAACAGATTCCATCTGTCTCTGAGCCATATCGTTGTAATACTTATTACGAGCCTGCACATTCTCTTCAGAAGTCTTGCAGAGAAGTAGCCCTCCAACCTCGATATTCCCCTTAAATTTACTATCTTGGTCAGAAACAAGCATAAGTTCGGGATGGTCTTCAGCCCTCACAGGTTCCCATCCTTCCCGAAAACGCTTCGATGCATTCACATTATCCGCGTTCCCAAGAATGGCGGTCCTGATCCACCGAAAGGCGTAACCGTCCTGCGGCTTTGGATCAGGGAGAACCTGCGGCGGCTCCCAAGCGCGTTCACGCTCAGTAGCTGCTCTGGTTTCTGTTTCTCTTGGTTTGCGCTCCGTTGCCTTTCCGTCAGCCATTGCCCATCTCCTTCACAAGCTGCTGTGCGTACTGTTCTGGCGTTAACCCAAGTTTGCGAGCGAGGTTCACTTGGGACTGGTTAAGCTCCACTTTGCGCGGCGTCTTCCCACCCCTTCTAGCGGGGGCGACAACCGGGGTTCTTCGGGAAGTCGGTGCTACACCAGCCTCTCCTTCCTTCCCGACATTTTCAGAGAACTGTTGTTTCAGGACAGCATCAATCTGTTCGTAATACTGCGGATTCCCTCGCGGGTCTATCCCCTGCTTCACCAGTTTCTCGTGAAGTCCTATCGCATACCCGGTCATCTCTTCATAACCCGGCTGCTGAAACCATGTATTCTTCTTCAACCAGTCCACTGCCAATGGATCAGGCGGCAGAACAGGTTGTTGTTGCGGGGGCGGTTGCTGCGGTAATGGCTGCTGTGCAGCCTGCGCCGGAGTATAGACATACTGCGCCCGCTCCGCGTTCAGTCTGGAGAGTTCACTCTGTGCGTCTACAATCGCATCAGAATCTCCAGCTTCATAAGCCTCCTTATATTTCCGCTTCGCGCCATCAATCTCGGCGTCCGTCTTAGCGGAAACCTGATCATAAAGCAGCTTGCGTTGGTCAGCCAACTGTTGTTTCAGAGTCTGGTTCTCGCCCTGAACATTCTGGGCGTAGTTGACCGCCTCCTGATTTTCCCGAAGCGCACCCTCCTTGGCGCGTCTCTCTTCATTCCACTCATAACGGAGCTTATCAATTCTCTTGCGGATACGCTGACCGAACTGACTCTCATCA